AAATATTTCTTTGGAGAAAAAACAAAGTATTTAGATAAGACTCGACCAAAGTATTATAAAGTTGGAGAGATGGAAGACTTTCTTCAACTTGCAGATTTGATGATGCCCAGGTTAATATCTCAATTGATTTATAAAGAACCTTTATGCCTTGAGACATGTAATATCAGATTTAAAATAATTACTAATGATGCGAGACATGAGCAATTTGTTAAGAATATGTTTGATGTATTGCCTGATGGGTTTGATCCTCAAGTTTATCCACATAGCGCACATGATTCTGATTGGACGATTTGGCATAACACAGAATTAAAGGTCGATGAACCAAAAATCTATGTAAATCTTGATACTAAAACTATGTTAATTGCTGGAACAACATTTTTAGGTGAAATCAAAAAAGGTATATTTGGTATAGTTAGTTTTGAACTACCAAGATATGATATTTTACCAATGCATTGTAGTGCCTTTACATATAATGATACAACTAATTTAATGTTTGGATTAAGTGGTACTGGTAAAACTACTCTTAGTAGCGATCCGGATTATAGATTAATTAGTGATGACGAAGTATCTTGGAATCATGATGGAATTGAAATGATAGAAACTGGTTGTTATGCAAAGAGTGAAGGGTTAACACCAGAGACACATAAGACTATATTTGATGCAGTAGAAAAAGCAAGATCAGAAGATTGCTTAGTTGTAGAAAATCCAGGTGTACCAAACGCAAGATTAAGTTATCCTATCACTTGTGTTGAAAACGCGTATCATGAACCTCAACAATTTAATCATCCAACTAATATCTTTTTTCTTACTATGGATGCAAAAGGCGTGTTTCCTCCGGTATCTAAAATTTCTGGTGAGACTGTACGACGTTTCTTTGAAACTGGATATACGAGCCAAATGCCTGGAACTGAACAAGGAGCAACAGAAATCAAGCCACTCTTTAGTCCATGCTATGGCTCACCTTTTATGCCAAGACCGATACATGTTTATAGTGATTTACTAATGAGTAAAATTAATGATAATAAATGCAACGTATATTTAATCAATACGGGAATGGATAAAGAAGGCAAGCGATATCCATTGGACTTTACTAGAAATTGTGTCAAGGGAGCTATTAGACGTGGTACTCATGACGATAGTGAAAGTGTGTTAAACATTCTAGAAAGCTTAATAAATGATTAATTTTATTTTTGATGTTGATGGAACCCTTACTCCAAGCAGAAGTAAAATGGATGAGGAGTTTTCAAAGTTTTTCTTTGATTTTTGTTGTTTAAATAAAGTATATTTAGTAACAGGTAGTGATATTCAAAAAACACGAGAGCAGGTTGGAGAAGTCATTTGGGGAATGACTAAGCGTAACTATCAATGTTCCGGTAATGACGTATGGGAACGTGGTAAGAATATTCGTACTTCTACTTTAAAGTTACCAGACGAAATGTGGGGTTATTTGAATAGAGCTATCAGTGATAGCTCATTTCCAGTTCAAAATGGACAACACATTGAGGAGCGTCCTGGGCTATATAACTTATCTATTCCAGGAAGAAATATAGGCAATCGTACTCGAATTCAATATGTAGCATATGACAATCATACTAATGAAAGAAATAATATTGCTGCTAAGTTGCAAGACCAATTTCCGTTGTTTGAATTTAAAGTCGCAGGAGAAACAGGTATAGATATTACTGCTAAAGGAAATAATAAATCACAAATTCTTGATGATTTTGATCCTTTAGATATTATCTATTTCTTTGGAGACACGTGCGATAAGGGTGGAAATGATCATGAAATCGCATTAGCTGTACATGATCGTGGAGGAGAAAATAGTACATATCAAGTAAATAGTTGGGAAGACACCTTTTCTTATTTACAAGCTATTAAAAATGTAGTATAATACTCTATATAATGATGGAGAATATAATGACTAAAGTATGGTTTAATGACATCGAGCAAATGCATAAAAAGTTTGGTGTCAACGATTGGTTTGAAGCCAATAAAGATAATAAAGAATTGATGGCAAAATATCTTGCATTTCGTATGTCAATGATTAAAGAAGAATACGACGAGACTATGGATGCTATCGAAGCAAAAGATGCTGAAGAAGTAGTTGATGGTTTAATTGATATGTGTGTATTTGCTATTGGCACTCTTGAAGTATTAGGTGTTAATGGTAATGAAGCATGGACAAAAGTATTCAATGCTAATATGACTAAATCTCCTGGTGTTAAGCCTGGTCGTCCTAATCCGTTTGGATTACCAGATTTGCTTAAGCCTGAAGGATGGACTGCACCAACTCATAGAGGTAATCATGGAAGTCTCAGCGACATTCTTTAAATCTATATATGATAATAAAACTAATCGTAACATGAAATTTAATAGCTTCTCTCAATTTGAGAAGCTATTATATAAATTGTCTGAGATGCCTAGGAAAGGAAAAAAAGATGCTGAACTTATATCACCAGCTAGTTATGTTGATGATACGACTCGGGCAAACAAAAATGTTTTGGATTGGTCAGGTTGGACTGCTGTTGATGTTGATGATCATGAGTTTAAAGGAAACTTAAAAGATGAGTTATATAATCGTTTTGGTAGTCTTTCTTATGTTTGCTATAGTACTGCTAGTAGTTCCGACAATCATCCAAAGTTTAGGCTTGTCTTCCCACTTAGCAAACCGGTTGAATCTGTTAAAATCAAGCATTTCTGGTTCGCTCTCAATAAAGAACTCGGTGAAATTGGAGATGGACAAACTAAAGACTTATCTCGAATGTATTACATCCCTGCAACGTATGCTGGCGCTAACAATTTTATATTCAGTAATAGTGGTGTGTATATTGATCCTGAGCAGTTAATATCCAAACATCCATATACTGAAAAACGAGGGTCATCATTTATGGATAGGCTTACACCTGAAATGCAAGCTCAGGTTATAGAACATCGTAAAAATAAAATGGAAAATACTAATTTTAATTGGTCTGGATATAGAGACTGTCCATTTATCAATAAGAATCATATTAAAGAATGGTTTGCTATATCTGGTATTGATAATTCTGGTAGATACGCTATGATATATAAGATCATGGTATCAACAGCAATAAGTGCTATTAAAAAAGAATATCCAATATCGTCATATGAAATTGAACAATTAGTAAGAGAATTGGATAATGAAACAAGCCGTAGATATGAAAAACGACCATTAAATATTGAAGCTGATAGAGCTATAGAATATGCATATAAAAATGCATAATATTGAAAATAATCCTTTACAATCGCTCAAAAGTGTGTTATAAAGAATATAACAAAAGGAGTTACCAATGAACCTATTTACTCAAACAATCGCTAATCAAATCCCTACAGGTCTAGATCGTTACGATCAAATCTTCGCTGCTAAGAGACTTATCCTTGCATCAGACTCTCCTCTTCTAGCTACATGCAGAGAGACTCTAGAAGAAATCGAAGAAATCATCTTTCAACGAGACAGAAAGGAATTGCCAGATGCATAAAGCTGAAATTAATAATTTAGTAAAAGCTTATCTTGATAATGGTGGTAGAATTCAAAAAATTCCAACATCCAGGATCAAAAAACATACTAATTTGGAGAAACCAAATTATTATCTTAATAGAAGATCTTTATCAAAAGCAAAGGCAAACAATGCCTATGTTTCAACAGAAAGAGGAGTATAAAATGAAAGATAAACATTCAATTAGATTTCTGCATCAATGCGCAGAAGTACAAATCAAAAAAAGTAATGACTATCAAAATCCAAATTCTCGAGTAAAACAAGCTCACTATTATCCTCGAGGCTGTGCTAGTATTCTTGATACAATGGCTGCAAAAGTTTTGCGAATGCAGTCTGTTATCGAGGCTATGGAACTAGATCCAAACTACGCCCCAAATTTTGAATCACTTGAAGACTCTTGTATTGATCTTGCTAATTACGCGTCGTTCTTTGCTGCTTATATGAATGGTGCCATTGATGGTCAAACAGATGATCGTGATTTTTTAAATCGTCCTATAGTACCTAAAGGAAAATCAAATGAGATCGTTCAGTCTTAAAGATATAGATTTGATAGAACTCTTAGCCAAAGCAAAGGCTGAGAGTCAACTTATTTTTGATAAAGAGTCTACTCGTAAAGGTAGAACTATTGATGATATTACTGTCACTAATATGTATGGTCTTGCGGCTGAACAGTTTCTTATTGAAAAATGCAATTTCACTGATAATCCTTTACCATATCAGGATGTAATATCTCCAGAAGGTATTGATGTTGAGGTAAAAGTAACAAAAGTTTTTAACTATATTCCTAATGTGTTATATCGTTTAAAAGAAAAGCGTAAAAAGTATCCTAGCTTATACCAGCCTGATTGGGTTATCATATATATAAATGATAAAAAGACTCGGGATTATGTTTTTGCTGGTACATATAAATGGAATGGTAAAACATATGTTACTAAAGATTGGTCTTTAGAAATTGATAGAGAATTTCTTGCAAACTATGAAGGAGCAAATAATTGAAATCTGGAAAAGTCTGGGGAATGACTGAGCTCATTGAAGCTAATGGTACTTTAGAATTTCATCGTATTGAAATGGAAGCTACAGGAGTATGTTCAAAACATCTTCATGAATATAAATGGAATGGTTTTTATATCGAGTCAGGAATAATGCTTGTACGTGTATGGCAAAATGATTATAATTTAATTGATGAAACTGTTTTACAGGCCGGTGATTATACTAAAGTAAAACCTGGTGTTTATCACCAATTCGAATGCATTGAGCCAGGTGTAGCTTTTGAACTGTACTGGGCAGAATTTAACCACAACGATATTATTAGGGAAACAGTAGGTCATATAGAATGAAAGTAGGATTTACTTGTAGCACCTTTGACTTGCTTCATGCTGGACATATAATGATGCTCAGAGAAGCTAAATCACAATGTGATTATTTAATATGCGGTTTACAAGTAGATCCCACTCTGGATCGTAAAGAAAAGAATGCTCCAATTCAAAACATAGTAGAAAGACAGGCTCAACTTACTGCAATAAAATATGTCGATGAAGTCATTATTTATTGTACAGAAGCTGATTTGTGTGATATAATAAACATGTATCCAATTAATGTTAGGATACTTGGTGAAGAGTATAGAAGCAAAGATTTTACTGGTAAGGATGAATGTCGCAATCGCGGTATCGATCTATACTTTAACAAACGTGATCATCGCTTTTCAACTAGCGATCTAAGAAAGAGAGTATGTGAACAATGAAAATGAATTCTGTAAAAGATGTTCGTCAATTCTTTGTTGATGAACTAAATGATCAAGCATTCACTATTGATAAGACTGGCGCACGAACTATTGAAATGATTGGTGCTTCATTTATTGCAGATGAAGCATCTATATTCGGTAAACCATCTCACTCTTATATTCGAAAAGAATTGGATTGGTATGAAAGCCAATCGACTAATATCTTTGATATTAATAAAGAGTCTGGTGAAGATGCTCCTGCAGCTTGGAAATATGCTGCTAATACGCATGGTGAAATTAATTCAAACTATGGTCATCTGATCTATGCTAATAAATATTTTGATCAATATCAAAATGCATTATCTGAATTAGATAAAAATCCTGATGGTAGACGTGCTTCTATGATCTACAATCGGCCTTCTATTTGGGTGGAGTTTAACGAAAATGGAAAATCTGATTTCATTTGTACTAACGCTGTCACTTACTATATTCGTGATAATTTACTTCATTGTGTAGTCCAAATGCGGTCGAATGATGTAGTATTTGGTTATAAGAATGATTATGCTTGGCAACGCCACGTACAAAATAAATTAATAGAAGATTTAAATAATATTTATAGAGTTAAAGATCCGGTTAGTACTGGCATGATGATATGGCAAGTACAAAATCTTCACGTATATGAAAGGCATTTTAATCTTGTCACATAATACTGATCGTCAACATAAATGGGATCTAAGATATTTAGAGCTGGCTAAAACTATTGCTGGATGGTCTAAGGATCCTTCAAGTCAGATTGGAGCTATAGCTGTAGGTTCAAAAGGACAAGTCTTAGCTCAAGGATATAATGGATTCCCACGTGGGATGATGGATAGTCAACATCTTTACATTAATAAAACAGAAAAATATGCTCGAATAATACATGCTGAAATGAATATGATCTTTAATGCATCATTTAATGGTGTGTGTCTTAATGGTTCAAGTGTATATGTTTCTGGATTACCAACTTGTTCTGATTGCGCAAAAGGTCTTATTCAAGTTGGTGTAAAGGAATTAATCATGCCTAGAGAAAAAATTGAAGATCGTTGGTATGACTCATGGCAACGGTCAAAAGAATATTACAAAGAGGCTGGTCTTAAATATAGATGGGTCGTGCGGTAAACTTTTAGTTTACATTCTATTGAAAATGTAATATAATATAATCATTAAAACTGTTATAACTATAACGTGAGCTACACTGAAATAAAGGAAGTAAAAATGAAAGTTGCTTTTATCTTTGGAAAAGGTATTGAAGGATGCGGTGTTACCAAAGGCGCTAACATATTCGAATCTTGGTTAGTATCTCAAGGGCATGAAACAATCGTAATTGATTTTGATAATAAACAACACTTTGGCCGCGCTAAAGATACTGAATGGAAAAGCACTATTCATCGAGTTGAATCCAATCATGAAATTAAAGATACCCAACCAGTAATTGATGAAGTAAACACTTGCGATATTGCAATCATACATTCATTCCCAACTCGCAAAAATGGAAAGTACATTGATCGTTTCCGTGAATTTGTTGAGCATATCAGTGATCCCATTATTGTAATACATGACCATGCTATTACGAAGCAAACTATCAATAGACAAACCCAAGCTGCTGAATTATTTTCTTTAGCAGACATTGGTGTTACACAGTCGTTTGAAGGTTATTCTAACGATTGTTATCTACACACTGATCCAGGCCTTGAAGGTTGTCTTATGGAGAATCCAATATGGGTTAATACTAGTGAATATGATAAACACCGTGCCTCGCTTGAAGACCGTAAGAAACACTTTATATACATGGGCCGCATGTCAACACTTAAAGATCCAGGTATGATCTGCCGTATTGAACCATATTTAAAGAATGATTGGGATTTAACTTTGATGGGATGTGAACGTTCAATATCATCTATTGGAATTCCAGAATCTAAAACTCTTGCCACTGATCCAGCACCTTACCATAAATCATATCAACCAAAGATTAAATTTATTGGCACAAATTCTGCAGGCGAACACTATGAACCAGCTAAAGAAAAAGAAAAGACTGGTACCACGATTACAGCATATGATAGTTACAAATATGATTTTGGAATGAATCAACTTGGTAGTTCTATGGCAGCTTGGTGTGGATATCGTCTAGGTAATCCAAAAGAGTATGGCCATCGTATGGAATATACTGTAATTGAATCATTTCTTTTATCTCTTCCTGTCATTAGTAAACATTTTGCTGAAAACGCTGTATCACCTGAAGGTAAAAAATGGGGTGAATATTATGGTCCACTTATATCTAAAGCAACATGTGAAGAAGAGCTAGCAGCAGAATTAAATAGGATCTATAATAATAAAGAAGAATGGATTGCTCGTACAAAAGCTTGTCAAGAGTTGGTCTATAATTTTAATGATATTGAAGTACTTGGTCCTAAGTTTTTAGATTTTGTGTTGACAAAAGGAAAAAGACGTAATAAAATAGAATTTATAGATAGGATTTCAAGTTATTTTCCAAGCGCAAAGCAAAGACGTGAAGATGGTGAGATTATTGTATCAACACCAGGAAGTGTATTAAATGAAAAAGCGTATACATTGGTAGATGGAAAACAAAATGAAATCAAAGAACCAAAAGATGTTGGTGCAACACTTGAAGGATTTTTCTAATGTACCATAAACGCATAGTTGTCGACTTTGACGATACTTTAGCTTTCCATCAAAACCGTAAATTCGATGAAGCACTACCAAACAAACCTCTTATTGAAAAGCTAAATAAGCTACATTCTGAGGATTGGCAAATTGACATCTTTACTGCTCGTGGTTCTATATCATGCAAAACCCGTGAAGATGCTCGTAAGAAATATGAAAAGAGCATGCTTAATTGGCTTGATAAAAATAATGTAAAGTTTAATATTCTCTCATTTGATAAGCCTTTAGCAGCTTATTATATTGATGATAAAGGTATTATGCCTGAAGATTTTCTTGAAATTAATATTCGTGAACTCGAGGGTGGATTATCTGGCGGTGAAATCTATACAGATGGTAAAGTAGTACATAAGCAAGATAGCAATGCACATCAAACACGTGATTGGTTTGATAACGCTAAAAAGATCGGCATTAAAACACCTAGTATTCATCGAGTTGTTGGTGAAACTATTACTATGGATTATATTAATCACGACGAAAACTTCTTTTCAAATAATTTTTGGATGGCTTTAGCCACAGTTCAAACACAATTAGATAAAATGAAATCATTAAAAGCAGTTGACAATTTAAAGTTTAGTGATTATATTGAGCGTATTGAAGAACATGCTAAAAATTCTAGTAAAACAAAATTAATTGAAGTGGCTTCAAGCTTAAAGCAGTATGAGATAAAACGTGGTTATTCTCATGGTGACTTTGGGATTAAAAATATGCTATTCAATAATTGTGATATGCATTTAATTGATCCAATCTGTGGAATATTTGGATCTACTGAATTGGATGCTGCAAAGTTTTGTGCAAGCTTACTTATTAATCTATACCCGATTGGATTGTTTAAGCAATCTTTAAATTATCTGGCTCTAGCTAACGATATAAATAAAAATATGCTGGTATCATTAGTGGCGGCAGAAGTGACTAGGGTGTACAAATACCATCCTAACAAATATTTTATTATGGAGTGTATTGATAATGTTTACAAACAAAGCTGAGATAGCAAGAAAAGTTGGCAAGCCTATTGAAGAAGTAAAAATTGGTTTTACCTGTTCTACTTTTGATTTATTACATGCCGGTCATATTGTAATGCTACAAGAAGCTAAAGAGCTTTGTGATTATCTCATTTGTGGTCTACTAACTGATCCTACAGTTGACCGCCCTGATTCAAAAAATAAACCAATTCAAACTCCATTTGAGCGCTATGTTCAATTGGCAGGTTGTCGTTTTGTTGATGAAGTCATTCCATTTAGTACAGAACAAGAAATCGTCGATATGATTTTAACTATTCAGCCACATGTTAGGATCGTTGGTGAAGAATATAAAGGCACAGATCATACTGGTATTGGATTATGTTCTATTCACTACAACAAACGTAAGCACTCGTTTTCATCTACAGATTTAAGAAATCGTGTAGTAGAAGCAGTACAGGGAAAAAAATAAATGATTTACAGACACGCGTCTATTGTACCACTTATTGGTGGTGAAACAATCGCTCAAGAAAATGTTTTTGGAACAAGACCCGAATATATTTTAAGCTATTCCGCATTTGAAGCTAACGACAGACAATTAGTCGAATATTATAATAATAAAGTGCCTTATCATCATTTAGATGGTGATACTCATTATAGCATACCCACTGTTGACGTTATCAATACAGTTTGCCCATGCGCTGGATTATCAAGTCTTAGCCCATCTGCATCGTCTACTAATGCTAATAATGACTGGATGGTAAATACTGCTCGGCATGTTTTAAGTACACTAAAACCTAAAGTATTTTGGGGTGAAAACGCCCCGCGATTAGCTAGTAAAATGGGTGCGCCGATTGTTGAGCAGTTAAAAAGAATTGCTAGTCAAAACGGATATACATTTAGCATTTACAAAACAAAATCTATACTTCATGGACTAAGCCAAGTACGAGATCGTACTTTTTATTTTTTCTGGCAAGGTGATAAAATACCTATGTTAAGTTATATTGAACGCAAACATGAAAAAATTGAAGATACTATTCGTAATGTAGATCTACATGAAGATGACCCTATGAATATAATTGTTAATAAAAAAATTCCAAGTGAAAATCCATTTTATAAATATGTACTTGAAGAACTTAATAATGGTATTTGTCATTCTGAATTTCAAGATAAAATTGTAAAGAGTACTAATCCACTTGATGAAATTGAAAAATCTGGAATTAAATACGATAAAGTACACGAGTGGATGAAAGAAAAAGGATTTGAAAATGAAGCTGGTAAATGTAATCGTATGTACCACAAACTAAAAAGTGGCGGTAATATTATGCGTAAGACTACCGAAATACCTAAAGATTATATTGGTGCGTTTGTAGGACATATGCCAGGATATCTTACTCATCCAGATGAAGATCGCTATTTGACTATTCGAGAATGTCTTTCTATTATGAAACTTCCAGGTGATTTTATGTTACAGGGTGGAGTAAAAAATCTTAATATGATTTGTCAAAATGTTCCTGTAACTACAGCACAAGATATGGCTGAACAAGTTCAATCTTTTGTACATGGTAGACTTGATAATCAAATGATTGATGCCAAATTTGCTATTCAGTGTAATAAAAAACAAACTATAAATTATGAAAAAGTAAGTAACACATTAGAGGAATTTATATGTTAAAATTAAAAATATCTATTATTGGTTGTGGATTTGTAGGCAAAGCTATTATTAATGGTTTTGATGAAACCCTATGTGACATAACTCCAATTGATATTAAATATGATACTACAGTAGAAGATACTAATCCATATGATGATATTTTTTTCGTATGTTTACCAACACCTATGAATGATGATGGATCGGTTAATGCTGAACTAGTAATTGAAACTGTCAAATGGTTAAAGCTTAATAGAGCTGGCCATATTGTAATAAAATCAACAGTCACACCTGATATTATAGATAAACTTTCTGATGATAGAGTAGTTTATAATCCTGAATTTTTAAATGAAAAATCTGCAGATGAAGATTTTATTAATCCACCAATGCATATATTTGGCGGGCATATCAAAGACACAAATAATATTGAGAAAATATATAAAAAATATAGTAAATGTAAACCTTGCCCAAGCCACCATGTGACATTAAAAGAAGCAAGTTTTATTAAATATGGAATTAATTGTTTTCTTGCTACAAAAGTATTATGGTTTAATCAATTCTATGATATAATACAAAAACATGATTGTAATTTTGATGAGATTACTTATGCAATGCGATCAGATCCAAGGATTGGTAACTCTCATACGAGTGTTCCAGGATTTGATGGCAAAATGGGTTTTGGTGGAGCTTGTTTTCCAAAAGACACTTCAGCATTTTTAGATTTTGCGATATCGTTTTCTTTATTGGATGAAGTAATTAAATCAAATAATAAAATTAGATCTAAATATACAAAAGATAAAAGGGAGCTTGAACAAAATATCTCATTTAACAAATAACTTATTTACTTTATCGATATTATATGATATAATAGTCTAATAATCAAAGGAGATATACATGGCATCCATTATGGATAAACTCAAAAATAATTCTAAACTTAAAGCAACGGAAATTCTTTCTGAGTCTAAATTTTTTAATATAAAAAAACTTATTGCTACTGATGTACCAATGGTTAATGTTGCTTTATCTGGTTCAATTGACGGTGGTATGTCACCTGGCCTTACTGTGTTAGCAGGCCCATCTAAACATTTTAAAACTTCTTTTGCGCTGTTGATGGCTGGTGCATATTTGCGAGAAAAGAAAGATGCTGTCATGTTGTTTTATGATAGTGAGTTTGGTTCACCTCAATCATACTTTGAGCAATTTGGTATTGATACATCACGAGTTCTTCACACACCAATTACAAACGTAGAAGAACTTAAATTTGATCTCGTCAACCAACTTGAAGGCCTTGATGCTAAAGATGATGTTATCATTGTTATTGATTCGATTGGTAACCTTGCATCAAAGAAAGAACTTGAAGATGCTCAAAACGAAAAATCTGTAGCAGATATGTCAAGAGCCAAACAACTTAAATCATTGTTTCGTATGACTACTCCATATCTAGCTATGAAAAATATTATCATGTTAGCGGTCAATCACACATATCAAGAAATCGGATTGTTTCCAAAAGCAATAGTTTCTGGTGGTACTGGTATCTATTATAGTGCTAATAATATTTGGATTCTTGGTCGTAGGCAAAATAAAACTGGAACTGAAGTTACGGGTTATGATTTTGTTATTAATGTTGAAAAGTCTAGATTTGTAAAAGAAAAGTCTAAAATTCCTATTTCAGTATCATGGGAAGGTGGTGTTGAAACATATTCTGGTCTATTGGATGTTGCCATGGCGGGTGGCTATGTAGTTAAACCATCTAATGGTTGGTATGCATCGGTTAATATGGACACTGGCGAAATTTCTGATAAAAAGGTTAGACAA